GGCAGTAAAAAACCAGCCCGTAGGCTGGTTGTCTGGTAGTTCCCTGGTGTTAGTCGCTGTCTAAACCTAGTTTGCTGGCAAGCCGGTGAACTGCGTACGTCGTCATAAATTCTGCAACGCCTTCTGAGAACTCCGGCCAATGGTTACTTAGAAACCATGCAATGGCTTCCTTTTCTTCGTCTGATAATTCCATGCATTCCCCTTTAATCTGCTGGGGTAATGGTTTGTCATATCTCCCTACAATTCCAATTGTTATTACAGATCAATCACGTGCCTATCGATCGTTGAAACCGATCGATAAGTTATGACGGAATTCCCCCGGACAATGGCGAAGTGAAAACTGATTCGGTGAGAATGGTACGGGTGCAGGTGCGATCCGTTTGCGATCCAATGCGCACCGTTTTGCAAAAATTAAAAACACTAATGATTTCCCGCATCCCTTGCGGCGCAAGGCTTTCGAGGGATTTACTCATTTTTAATTTCTGCGTACGTCCATCAGTTTGATCGTGACGAAAAGCAAAGAGATCCAAATAAAAACAATCACTTAATCAGATGGTTAGCAGGCCGCGACCTGCTGAGTTTTGCAAAACGCTGCAAAAGCTTGCGCAGTGTGCAAACGCAGCTCATGCGTAGAACCCCAGACACCGCGCGGGCTGGCGGGGTGGTTTGCTCAAAATTTCTTTTGCAAATTTTTTGCGATCCAAATCGTGCAGGCGGGTGCGGTGTAGCGCCGTTTCCGTCTAGTATGCGCTTCCGTGTGCGGGTTTCTGCTGCGGCTGTGGGGCGTGGCTGGACGAACGAAAAGAAGGCCGAACAGTGTCGGCCTTTGGGTACTGCGTTCAATGGTGGGCGTTACAGATCGTTTTACACGATGATGGGAAAATCAGGCTATCAGTGGGGCGTACTTCTTGCGCAGCGTATCGGTTTTACCGGCGATCGTAGTGAACTGTGCAGCCTGTTGACTTGCGCCGGTGCTAGGGTGGGTATGGGTGGCGACAAGCTTCGCCAGTTCGTTGACGACCGTCAGCGTATCGGTCAGCAAGGTGAGGACGTTGATTTCGTCGGTACCCAGTTTGACCACGGGCGCAATCAGCTGTTGTGCCTGGGCTACGCTGCGGCGTATGCCGGTGATTTTCTCGGTGAGGGTTCCCCCGACCGACATCGAAGCATTGCCGGTGATGTTGTCGTCCAGATTGCCCCCGACCGCGCGGTTGGCATCTTTACCGCATGACAGGGTCATATTACCCGATGTGCCGATGCTGTAATCCCCCTCGCTGACATGAACAACGGCACCCGCCAGAAGTGTGGCCGTACCCAGTACGATGGTTTTATCCGTGGCCTGGACGGTGGTTTCGCGGGCTACCAGCGTGCGGGTTTCATCGTCGGCTGTGATTATCCGACTCATGGAGATTTCGCGGATGGTCTGGTCTGTCTGGCGTTCCCAGTCACCGGCGACGGTCACGCGCTGCGATACGCCGTCACGCTGTTGTTGCAGCTGTTCACCTGGCTTAACCGATGGCAGGTTTTGCCCCTGCGGCATACTTTGGCGCACGAACGGCTTGTCCGGGCGGCCATCGGTAAAGCCCACTTCCACCAGCGTGCCGGGAGGCGGAAATTGAAACATCCCGGATTCGCTTCCGGCCATCGGTACCGGTAGCGGCACGGCGGGATAAACCGGCGTATCGACTGCGGGGTTACCGTCTGCGTCAAGCAGCTGCAAATCGACGGCGTAGCGAGGGCGGAATGGGTCGGCAATATTTCCACTGCTGACGTCTTCACTCGGCGCCTCTACCCTGGCGAATTTTGGCAGATGCAGCCCGGAGGCGAGTTCCGGGAACGCGCCTTCTACCTGGCGTTGTACAGGCGTTTTTTGCAATGCCTGGCCGGTGGCTTTGTTGCGTGGTTGCCAGAAAATCGCCATATCGTCGTTATCAAGACGCACCTGATTCAGCCGCTGGCCGTTCACCTCGGCGCCGGGGCGTAAACTTTGGATCATGGGAACGGTCATGGAGTTGCCGCCCGCCGTTGCCTTGCTAAATTCACCGGGAATTTCTACCGGCTTACCCGCAAACATACTGTGCTGGGCTGCGCCAACAAAGACGGCGCCGTCCGGCAGCTGGTACCAGAGGTAATCCGTGATGGAGAACGCACGGCCCAGATTTGCAAAAAGCTGGTACCCGGTGCCGCTGTGGGTGAAGTGGGGGATCGGCTTATCGGCATAGGCGGCGCCTGTCGGCGGTGCAACCGTTAACCCGCTCTGTTCACTAATCCAATCAGTAATCTGTCGAAGGGTCGGATGCTGGAATGAGCACGGCCACGGCTTATCAAAAATACCGATGAGTTCACGGACGAAAAGTCTTTGCGTGCCGTTCTCTGCGGGCTGCGACCTGACGACGTAACCGGTAAACCAGCGCAGGACAAGCCCGTCGTAGCCAATGTCTAAGCGCACCATTTTGCCGGTGTAATCATTATCAGTTTGGGCCGTGATAAATCCCCGACCGCACGCATTTATCTCGAGCATCAGAGTGACGTCGACCAGGTGCACGGTATCACTGGAAAGGTACAGGCGTTTTATTGGTTTCATGGCTCAGTTATCCCAGGGCATCATTCACAGGTTTTAAAACTTTCTGTTCAAACCAACTCATTTTGTCTTTGTCTTCATCGGCGGATGCCGAACCGTTCGCCCCTTCTGCGCCGGTTTGCTTCGTGCTGGCCGTGGCGTTCGCCTTTCGTGCCTGGCGTTTTTCCGGGACGCTGCCTTTTTCGCGCAGGGTGAAACTGACCTGCCAGGCGAGAATGTCTTCCTGCGGTGTGGCATCAATCTGGCCGGTGAATGTGCCTTCGCGAAAGTTGATGGCCGTCGCCGTTTCGTTGGCGATTCGGTACGTTTTGAGGGCGCCGCTGGATTCGGTCGCCGAGGCAATTTGAAAAAGTCGCTGTAACACGGTCTGATTGTCGAAGGTGATCAGACCGGAGACGCGCAGCTCTTTGGCTTTAATACCTTGTTCGGCATTGGCCGTGCTGGACGTCTGCCCCGACTGGTCTTTTTCCTGAAACTGCATCGACGGCGAAACCAGCATGTTTTGCATCGCAATGCCTTCCCCATCAAGGGCGAGTAGCGCGGTCTGGCTCATGTAACATTTTCTCCAAATCGGCCAGGGAATCCCCGGTGAACATCATGGCGGCGGTATGCACGGCGGTAGTGAGCGGAATGTTTTTTAATATCTCGACGGCGCCGGTGTTGTGATTTCCGCTATGGGTAAAGGCCCACACTTTCGCGCTGGCTCCTTTGAGTTCTTCCAGTCCCTGACTCACGGCGGATAACAATCCAGCGCGGGCCTGGACAAAACCGGCCAGCTGTTGTTTCAATCCTGCTGTACTGCTGGTAACGGCGGCGGCCAGCTGCGCGGCGGCGACGCGCTGGGCGTTCACGGCGGCTCTGTTCGTCGGTACAGAAAGAGGCGCAGCGGCGGGCAGGGCGTTGGCTACTTTGGCAGGCAGCTGCATTTTTACGGCGCTTAACTCGGCAGCGGCTTTCGCCATTCTGCTGACCTGGGTAAATGCGGGCGCAGGAAAAACGGTGGCGAGACTGCTTAGTCCCTGCATAAATGCGTCATGCGTATTCTCGGCAATCATCAGGACGATCACATCGCCATTGCCCCCGCTGGATGCCAGTTTTTTTGCGAGGTAGCCCAGCGCATTGGCCGGGCTGAGATAACCGCCTGAGTCTGCCGATTGCCCCAGTCCATAAACCCACGGGTGCGCGGGTACCACGGCGCAGGACAGCGCAGCCATATCATCGGCTATCTGGATAATCGACTCTCGCCACATTACTGCGGTGCCTCCGGCCAGGTAATATCCGGTGCGGTCGATAAATCCAGACGGTTAAGGGCGACACGGTATTTTTTCCAGGCTTTCAGCGTCGCCAGTTCGTCGTCTGTGACATCGTCAACGTCGACGGCATCTTGTAACGGTGCAATAGCGATTGCGGCTTGTGCCAGCAATGCACTTTTATGCTGCTCCGCTACATCAGTTGCCACCGGCTCAAACTTAATAAATTTACCGCCCTGATAGCTGTAGGTCTGCTCCGCGATATCAGACGGCAATTTTTTTGCCGAAATCTCATAAACGCTGACGCCTTCGGATAGCGTCATAAAGTTTGGATCTGCCGACCAGGTGTTGATTAATCCATCCCGTCCCACCGCGATAAAGGGGTTTTTACCTTTCCAGTTTTCATCGCGCACGGTGTACCAGTCATTACCGTCTTCATCTTCGAAATAGAGAACCGGGAGCGGTAAGCTTTCTTCTAATACCTGTTTGGAAATTCTGATGTTTTTAAATGTGATCATGTTAATTACCTACTTGTCGCCATCCGCCGCTGGCCGTTCTGACCATTAAAGCGCGGTAATATTTTCCCATTGTTCGGGCGTCCCCTAAATCGACGCGGTTTTTTATCCCTGTCATGAAACAGCCTGTCGGTGCTTCCCAATCGGCCTGTGCAACAAAGGAACCGTTCTCCAGTGCCTGACTGCCGCGCTGTACGTCGTAGACATAGCGGTTATCACCGTAGGCATAAATATCATTACGTAAATCGCTATTCGCCCAATTGCGAGTTCCCGAAATTTCGTTTTGCAGCTGCTCTCTGGTGGGCAGGACAACAACGCCATTGGTGATTGAGTGACGTATATAAGGATCATTTGCATTGCCCGAAACAAAACCAACCGTAGTGGACGTATCACGGTAGATATACCGGCCATCAGATTCCGTTTTGGTATATGAATCTCTTTGTGGTGGCGGAAATTTAGTGGTGTAAACCTCCCCCATGTCGGAGGCATCCACCTGAATTTTGACCTTCGCCCCCGTCCAGCCGATATAGACTTTATTAGTCTGCATACCTACACCGCCGCCTTGCTGAACGGCGGCAAAATTCCCGACAAGTGCCAGCCCAACATCAGCAGATGTTGGTTTATTTGCCTGACCGTACATTTCATTCCAGGCAGACCAGGGGCCATCTGTGCCGTTCCATGCTCCGGTGGCGTATCGGGTGAACTGCCGCCCGTTACTGTTAAAGGCAATTTGCTGCGTGGCATTCGGCCCCCAGGTAACGAAAATAACCCCGACAAAACCATTCATCGGATAGCCTTTTTCCGTCGTTGCTGCCGCAACGCCTGGCACGCCGTAATGCCCAAACATGGCACTGCCGCGAAGCGTGTTTGGTGAATCCGTCGCCGTTAAGTTTTCGCGAATTTTAAACGCCTTGGCGATTTCATCGGCCAACGCTTTTTCACTGGCGGCGCTTTGCGCTGCCGTCCATGCTCCTACGTCTGCGGCTGTCGGTTTATTGTTCGCGCTGTAGGTTGGCACCCAGTCTTTCCATGGACCATCTACGCCGTTCCAGTCACCGGACAATCCGCGATTCCAGATATTGCCGGTGAAAGTCACGTACATCTGCTGGCATCCGTAGGCGCTCGGCGTCACATACAGCGTCCCGGCAATAGCCTGCGGATAATGCAGCGCGGCGTTCGCGTTCACATTTTTAGGCTGCGAATAAATCGCCGTGCCTGAAATGCCGCTGGCAAAACCCAGCGTATTGATATCGGTGGTTGTCAAAATAGCCGTGGGTACGTTGACGGAATTGACCGCGCTTATTTGCACCCACTCACGCCATGGTCCATCGCTGCCATTCCAGGAGGCGTTCAGGGCACGCGTCCACACCATCCCGGTATTTTGTACGGTGTAACGCTGCAAAACTCCGCCCGTCCAGGAGGCGGGGATCACCTCCAACACTCCCGCCGCCTGCGAACCTGCCGGATAGCCATTCGCTAGCGTGGCATTTGCGCCCGTGCTTTGTACATAAACACCAATATTTGCCAGATTCAGTGTGTTGATATTTGTCGTACCCAGCACGGCGGATGCTACAGGCAGCGCCCCGACGTCTGCGGCAGTCAGGTCAAAATCATCCGATAGGGCTTTCTTATTGATTTTGCGAGTTTTCGGCACGCCGTTTAAATTATTCAGCGCTATGGCTGGATCAGCGATATCGGTGAGGTTTTTATCCCTGCGCAGATATTGGCTGCTGCCCTTTGGACGTAAGTCTGTGATAACGCCGTTCGCGTCAATACTCGCCAGGGCAAAGACATAGTGCGCGATGCCGTTGGTGGTGTAGTCGGCAAGCGTGGCCGCGACGGTGAATTTAATGTCCGTTTTAAACGCGCTGGTCAGCGTGCCCTGGTAGCTGACGTCTGCCCAGACTTTGGTCGGCTTTGCCGACACGGCAACGTTTTGATTTGCCGCCAGCGCCGCGCGAAGCCCTCCTATGTACCCTAAACCCTTGGTCACAAAATACTGGGTGCCGGTTTTTGCCACTAAAAAGCCGTTATCGAAAAACGCACCGGCGCCGTAAATATCCAGCGCGTTCAGGCGATCGGCTTCATCCATCCCGGCCAGGCGGGCGGTAAAATCAATCTGCCACGTCTCTGCCGGGGTGGTGATGCTCGTCGCTGTCTGTGCGCCGCTGTATTCCATCAGCATTGAGCGCACCAGGACGTTGCCCTGTTGGCCGCTGGCATTTTTGACTTTGCGCTGCGTCGGGGCGTGAATAATCATGGCGAGCGTGCCGCTGGCCTTATTAATCAGCCCAATCCAGTTGAAATCGAAATCCCCCACGTCGGCGCCCAGCGTGACCGAATACACCACGGCATTCGTATTGACTACGCCGGTTTTGCCCACTGTCTGACGATAAACAATCTTATCGGCGGCGGGGATGCCTTCGGTGTTGCTGATAGGTTTTGTAACGTCCAGACCAGGCACGTTCGCAAAAATAAATTCGTCGAGCGTGACGGCTTTGTTATCGACCGCTTGCTGCGCTTTCCACTGGGTAAACGCTTTGGTAATGACCGCTTGTGACATGTTGTTCCCCTACAAACTCGCGCTATACGTTGCGCTTAATTCGGTGTTGATGTCGCCCAGGCTGGCCGGGTAACAAATATATTCACCCTGATACCAACCGATGTTGATATGCAGGGGCAGCGAGGTGATCACCTCAAACTGATAGCGTCGGCAGGTGCGGCCATATTTGCGGATAATCTCTAAAAGGAGATCGCTGTTATCCGCAACCTGGCTATCAGTCACCCGCACGACGATGACGTCCCAGTCCAGCCCGTCCTGACGCTCCAGCAATTCGACATAGCCAATGCCCAGACGGCTGAATATTGCGATAAACCCGGCAATCTCCCCGGCGTCTTGAGCATTGATAAAGGCGTAATTCACACGCTTGCGGTAGAGGCTCAACGGCTCTCCGTTAAACCGGGTGATGTCGCGTTCCCAGGCAAGCAGGTTTAACAGCGGTTCGGCACAGGTGAGCGGGTCAAACTGTTTGAGCGGCCAGGTTACCCACTCGTAAACCTGTGACCAAAAGCGGACGCTTGCCCGGAGTAATTTCGCGGGTTCGCCTGCATCCATCCATGACGGCAGTTTCAGGCTTTTAAGCTGGGTCAGGAAATCAGTCATTGCGGATCTCCACGGTCAGCCCGGCCAGACGCGGGACGGAAAGTTCGCTGATAATGTCGGCCAGTGAAAAACTCAGCGAGTCGATAACCGGAAACGTTTTATGTAATTCGCGGCCCAGATTGGAAAAGGAGAAGCGAGCGTAAGGCCAGGTCTTTTTGACCTCATAGTTGGCATTTTCCCGAAAGGCGCAGCGGATCAAGTTGGTCACGCCGGATTGCAGTTCGGCCAGTTCTTCCGAAGTCATGTTCTCTTTACTCAGCACATACACCGTCACGGCCAGCGTGTGCGTGGTGTCAGGCATGGCGAAACACTGCAAATCATCGCCGTGGCCGTGGTGGCCCTGGCTGTTAATGTAGTCATTCACCGCGTCGATAAAGGGCTGCGACGTCTCGCCGCTGTCGAGCAGCAAATAGGCGTTGGCGGTACCGGGGCCGCGCGGGGCATCGTGCAAAAAGAAAATGCGGTCCACGCTCAGGCCCACCACGCTGGCAATCATGCTGCGGTAAATGGCGTCCGTGTGGTAGTTGCCCACCAGGTTAAACTGGTTGCGGGTTCGGTCGCGTAGCTCGTCGTCGGTTTCTTCATCGGCGCCCGGCGTGGTCAGCCAGTCATCTTCATTGACCACGCTGGCGATACCGGCCACGGCGATCGGCAAAATGCGGTAATAGCCCGGTGCGAGGTTGTAACCCGTTCCGTTACCCGTGGCGGTGACGTCGATTAAGCCGCTTTCAACACCGGCTGGCAGGGTAACGTCGCGGTTCACACTCAACCCATACACCACGCCGTTGATGCGCTCCGTCTGGATAAGTGTTCCCGCGTTAATGGTCACGGCATTGGCGGCGGTGGTTTTGTAAAAACGGATGACGCCCGCCGCCGCGCTGGCCGGTTTGGCTTCGATGTTCACCGCCCAGGCGAGAAGGCGCAGCATCGGGCCGGTGGCCGTCGCGACAAACATATTGGTTAACACGACCTGGACTAACACGTCTTTCAGCCACAGCACCGGCGTGCTGACGATTTTTTGAATAAGCCGCCAGAACGGGGACATGCGCGACGTATTGGTCACATAATTTTCATCTTTTACGATGGCTTTAAATGCCGTGTCGATTTCGGCTTCGGTGGTCGGCATCCCGCTGTCGCGCAATACCTGCTCAAAATCAACGGTCGGTTTCTCAGTCATAGTTCATTCCCTGGCTAACCTGGCCGAAATCGTAGGTTTCGGCAGTGATGTAAAGGCGCGACAAGCTTTCTTCGGTGATCACAATCGTGCCGGGTATCAGGCGGGTGTCACTTTCTACCAGCAAGGTCAGCTGCGTGAGGACGTCGCCGCGCATGGTCGGGCTGCGTTCGCCTATCAGTTTGGCGGTGATGCCGCTTTCTAAGATGCTGTGAATAATGTCCTGGCCGATGCTGACGCGGTTGTTGCACAGCTGCGGCTCGTTGCCGCTGTCGAGCGTGAAATCCCGGCCAGTAATCAGCAAATCAATGTAAATCGGGGCGTCGCTCATCCTGCGTTCATCTCCTGCCATTCGGCCAGTTGGCCGGGGGTAATGCCGTTCGGCGCGTTGATGTAGGTATCACCCCACGTTTTGCGGCTGTCGACGACGGTTTTGCTGTC